TTAGTACTGCTGTTATTGCTACTGTTGCTGCCTCTACTCCACTACTGCTTAATATCGTAAAACCTCTTATAAAAAATCTATTTAAAAAACTTACAAAGAAAAAAGATAAGGTAAAATAAAAATACTCTATTCGCCACGGCAATGGATAGAGCGTCTAGGTGGGCAAGTCTAACCGTGCTTGCCTACTGCCTTTTTTATGCTAATATAATATATAAGCAACCAGACCCAGCATCATGCTTTGTGAATGGTATGTTAGGTTCTTTGAACTGAGATTGTCTATGTCCTTAAATGGCAATCAATCCTAACGGACTAACTGATACATCTCCTGCCACTGCTCTGTTGGAGCGTCAGTTGCTTATTTCTAATTTATGAGTGTGCGGTATAACTTGGTTAGGTTTTGGAGCGATACGGACTCCTTCACATAATTTTGCGTATTCGCTTTTGGGATCAAAATAAATTCCAGCTAACATTAATTCTCCACAATTTTTTAGTCTAGCAATTTCATAATTAAGCATCTTTGCATTTAATTCTTGTTTTTGTAGTTTTATTTGTGTGTTAGCTGCATCGAGACAAGAGTTTTGAAATCTATTATCTAACGGAATATTAAATGTAAATGCAAATCCAAAATTAAGTCCTAGAGAATCTTTGTTACCGCTATAGTTTTCTTGATAGTAAAGTATATTCCCAGGATTATCTGGCACTCCATCATTATCTGCATCTGTTGTGTCGTAGACAGGAGTTTCATAAGTGTAATCTTGAGGTCGTCTTTGATTAAATGTTGTAGTTACAAAAGGAGTAAATCCCATCTGCGGACCTGAACAAACTATTCCAGCACCATATTGGTTCTCAACCATCGGGCCACCTAAAACTTGGGTTGCGAAGTTAGACACTGAAGATGATGATTGAGCTACAGGGGCAGCCGTATTGCTGGTATTGGCAAATACAGGATTACTTATTAGGCTTATTGCGAGAAGATAGTTGTGGTATCTGTTACGCTTGTGCTTTCTATGGTTCGGGTTATATCGGTTACGGATTCTAAACCAGGTGCTTGATAAACTTCTGTAAATTGAAAAGCATTTCCCTGATTTGTTTGAGTCCAGTTTGGTCTTTGATCTAGATTTAATCCCTGCCATGTATAAGTAGTTCCGTTTATAGTTTCATTAACTGAGGAAGCTGTTGGAGATATAGAAGATCCGTCATGCTGTATTCCTGATCCTGTAACTGAATACAAGAACCCAGAATTATATTCTGTTGTTCGTATAGATTCTGTAATAATTGTGGAAGTTTCTGTTCGACT